TTACCTGTGGCGCGACCGTGCCAGAATCGTGTCAACGGGTCTGATGCCGCTCTCGATCCGAGATGCGTGCTCGGCCAGATGTTCTGGTGCCAAATGCGCGTAGCGCTGCACCATTGCGATGGACTGCCACCCTCCCAGCTCTTGCAGGACATGTAGCGGTGTCCCTGACTGCACGTGCCAACTCGCCCATGTATGACGCAGATCGTGCCAGCGGAAGTTCTCGATCCCGGCACGCTTAAGCGCCTTGTGCCAAGCGCCTTTCCCCGCTTTGCTGATCGGCATCCACTTGGTGTCGTCGCCCGCCGGGTCCCGCCGGCGATAGACGAAGACTCGGCGAGGATGTCGCCCCTGCCATTGGCGCAGCACCAGCACCGCGTCGTTGTTGAGCGGCACCCCGATCGCGCGTCGCGTCTTCGCCTGGTCTGGGTGGATCCAGGCGACGCGGCGCGCGAGATCTACCTGGGCCCACTCCAGCCCCGTCACATTCGCCTCACGCAGTCCGGTCGCGAGACTGAACCGAGCCATGGCTTCCAGGTGTTCGGGTAGCTCGGCGAGCAGTCGGTCAGCCTCCTCCCTGGTCAGCCAGCGGATGCGTTGCCGCGGCTCGGGTAGTAGTGCTATAGAGGGCGCTCGGTCGATCCATCGCCACCTGCGTTCGGCTCGCCGCAGGATGGCGCGTACGAGAGCCAGCATCCGGTTGATCGTGGCATTGCTTGCGCCGCCCGACTTCCTTGCATCGATCAGGGCGTCGATCCGGTCTACGTCGATTTGATCGAGCGTAGCGCCTGATAGATGCTGATCCAGCCAGCGCAAGTGGCAAAGATCATCCGCGTGGCTGGCCTTGTGCTCGGTCTCTCGCGCCCATCGCACGATAGCCTCCTGCCAAGTCCGCGTCGGCCGCTCCCCCAGGCGGCTGACGCGCCAGAGATCCTGCTTCAGCTTTGCCTCGTACTCCTCCGCGGCGCTCTTGTTTTCCGTTCCAGTAGAGCGGCGTACTCTTTTGCCGTCTGGTGTCGTGAAGCGGACCCACCAAACGGAACTATCTGGGCGTTTGTAGAGCATCGGTTTTCCTCTCCAGGCGCCCGCGCCCGGACATCGTAGCGGCTGCGCAGCCAGTCGACCAAGTCAGCTTCTATGAACACCCAGCACTTGCCGGGCTTCGCGCTCGGGATCTCGCCAGCGACAGCGCGCCGGCGCAGCGTCTCTGGGTGCATCCGCAGGAACTCTGCGGCCTCGTGCAGGTCTAGCGTCCTCATCGCGACCACTCCAGGCTGCGCCACTCATGCCGCCCCGCTCGCACAGTCACCGACCGCACTCCAGCCCGCCGCGCCCGCCGCCGGCCAATCCAGCGCGCGACAGTATGGCGATCGGCGTCGACCGCATCGGCTGCGGCGCTGATGCTCGAGCCGTGCTCGATCAGCTCGCAGGCGCGACGGCGGGTGGATTCCGGGTGTGAGGCGCTCATCGCTCCACCCCGTCAGGCCAATTCACGTCCGTCTCGGTATCCCGCGCATCCTCGCTCGCTCCACCGGGATGGACAGGCGCCACTACCTTCGCAAAATGCGTCAGGGTGGCGTCATCGGGCCAGTAACCGAGGTGCCAGCGATCAACAGGGGAGACCTCTAGCTCCGCCTCTGGATCGTCCGGGTCGAAACGAGCGTAAACCATAGCCACGCGCCGCACAGGCCCTCCAATCGGCAAGCAGACAGGGTGAGTCGGCCAGCCGACAAGGCGCCAGTCAACATCCGCATCCTCGGGGCTCACCCCGGCTACCCAGTAAATGCCGTTCAGCCACTGATCGTGGTTGAACTCCTGCCATTTAATCTCGCTCATCGTCGCGCGACCTCTTGCACCAAGACCTCGCGGTTGCCGTTGGTCTCGGCCGGGCTGACGATGCCGATACGCTCCATCTCCTCGATCAGGCGCGCGGCGCGGTTGTAACCGATCTTAAGCCGGCGCTGCACCCCAGAGATGGAGGCGTGGCGGGTCTCCGTGACGATCTGCACCGCCTCGTCGAGCAGTGGGTCGGCGGCCTCGGAGTCTCCGGCACGCACCTCGCCGAGCCCGAACACCATCTCAAGCCGCGCGAGCAGGTTGCGCAGCTGCAGCGCGAACAGCGCGAACTCGGCCTCAAAGCGTGCCGCCGGGTCCTCGATCTCGTCGTCGAGGGTGTCGAGCAGCCCCTCGGTCATGCGCAGACGCCTCAGAGACAGGTCGTCGGCGAGGGTAAAGCTGAAGCGCTCGTCCCAGGTCAGCGCGAGCTTGACTGCCCGCTTGCCGGCGCGCAGGTGGGCGAGCGCCTCGTCGCTGGTGGGGTCGCCGCCGCTGATCCGTACCACGTCGGCTTCGTCGCGAGCATCGCGCAGCTCGCAGGCGTCGCCGACGGTGAAGTCAGCCGGGGCGCTGTCCTCGAGCAGCCAGCGCGAGAGCGCCTCGGCGGGGTGCTCGCCCGGCGCCGGCAGCAGCGCCGGCAGGCCACCCAGGGTCTCGCGCAGCAGCGAGACGACCTCCTCGGCCTGCTTCTCGGTGGCCGCGTCGATCACCATCCAGCCACTCTTGGTGTCGAGGTAGGCGAGGGTGCGACGCGAACGGGTGAAGGCGCGCGGCAGCATCTCGTCGACGATTTGCTCGCGCAGCCGGCGCCGCTCGGTACGACCGACCTCACGCGACTCGCCGGCCTCGATCTCGCCGATACGCTCCTCCAGCGCCTCCCTCACCGCCGCCGTCGGCAGCAGACGCTCCTGCTTGCGCGCGCAGATCAGCAGACAACCCTCGAGGGGATGGACCAAGGCGCCGCCGTCCTCGCCGAGCGGCGCACTCCAGCCCATGGTCGCGGTCTCGAGCGGACCGCAGGGACGGAACCTGCGCCCGTCGAGCTGGGCCTCGAGTTCCTGTCCGTCGATGCGGACCGGCTGTTCGAGGCGATAGAGTCTGGCGTTTTTGAACATGCGATTCTCCCGCCCGGCGCCAAGCCGGGCACACTGGTGAGTGGGGTCAGGTCCGCGCCGCGCGCGCCTCCAGGTACGCGCACCGCTCGTTTGCTGCGCGCCTGATCTGGTCGCCTCGCGCGACGCTAGGGTTGATGTCGCGCGACAGGTCGAGCCACTCGTCGATCGTGTCCAGATCCTCGGCGGACGCGATGCCGGTCAGGATGCGGTCGATGGTGAGCGGCGGCGCGTCCGGTTGGCCCTGGGTCTGAGCCTGGTCCTGGCCGCTCTCGTCTGACGGCGGATTGGCGGTCGGGTCGCCATCAGTCATCAGCTCCCGCTCGATCCGCTCGACCAGCGCCGGGTCGACGCCGCGCTTGCGGCGCCGCGCCCCGTCGGCCGTGCGAGCCCGGCTCGATGAGTGGACGCGCCCATCCCACGGGATGCCGCGGGCGTCGACGCCACTATCTCCGTCGTCGAGGTTGCCGTCGACCTCCTCCGGCGCCTGCTCGTGAGCGGTGACCGATGCGGCATCGCTCGGCGACGAGGCCGCGTCAGCGCTGGTGCTGGGGCCAGCGCTGGAGCGGTGATCGGTGGTCGGCTCGGGGTCGCCCACCTCCGGGCTCTGGGGCGCCACCGGTGGCGGCTGGCTGCCTGCGGCGGGGCTCTCACGCTCGACGCTGGCCGCGAGCCGGGCGTTCAGGTTGGTCACGTTGCTGGGCTTGGGGTCGACCACCGTCGCATTGGCATAGATGACCTCGGCGTCGTCCTCGTCGCGAATGCCGGCGAATCCGAACGCATACCTGATAGCCTGGATCGTGGCCTTGTGCCGCAGCATCCGGCGCGGGTGTGATTTCCACGGGGCGGTGCCGCAGCGGCACTCATCCATGAACTCGGTCACGACGATCGGGCGCGAGCGGTCTTTGCGGTAGATCCGGCAGGTGCAGGAGATCACCTCGCCGCGCTCGCCGTGTTCCCACTCGTGCTCGAGGCCGTCGAACTCGGGGCGGCGCTGCGCGAGATTGATCCAGCCGTCAATGCCAACGACCGGCGTGACCCCGCCGCCCTTGGCGGGGAATGCGTAGATCTCCTTGGTGATCGGATTGAGGTCGTGCTCGTGAGCGACGAGCAGGAACGCAGCCATCTGCTCGTTGGTTGCGCCGGAGGGCATGACCGTCGCGCGGATCGTCTTGGTGAATGCCTCGGGGTCCATCTGGTAGCGGTTGGCCATTGCCGCGATCAGCGACACGCGCTGCGGGCGGTTGGTGGTGGTTGCGAGTTCAGTGGTCATGTCAGATCCTCAGTTGTAACGGGCGGGTACGGATAGCTTCTGGACGCCGGGCCAATCGCCGGTGCGCTCACAGGAGGCGATCATGGCGAGATCGGCGCGGTACTCGGCTCGGGCACGCTCAATGGCGTCGCGGTCCAGCTCGAAGACCCTGACCGGGTAGCGCCCCATCTCTCGGCGCTTGCCGACAACCAAGAAAAGGAAGGCGTCGAGGGGCTCACCGGTCACCTCGGCGAGGCCGTCGGAGTAGAACGCCTCCTGGACGTCGTAGCGGTAGTCGCGTACGGACCAATGGAATTTGCTGATGTCGTCAGTGGTCTTGACGTCGGCGACGACCCGGTACATGGGCGCCCACCAGTCTGGGCGGCACCGGCACAGCAGCCCGGTCTCGACGTCACGCCAGTACACCGAGCGCTCAGCCACCCCGGAGCGCAACTGCAACAGTGCGGCAGCCTCAGGGTGTGCCAGCACGGACTGGCGCATCTCCTCCAGGGTCTCGCGCTCCTCCAGCGTCAGCGCGATACGCCCGTCGAGCTGGGCCTCGAACTCGGCCCAGCGCGCCTTGTCTGCGTTCGAGCGCCGCCCGCAATCCGGCCCGACCGCATAGCGCTGGTCGAACTCGGTCGGTTCGAGCAGTAGGGTATGGATCGCGCTGCCCGCGTGAGCCGCGCCGCTGTATGAGCGCGGCGCCTGCCGCGCCCACTGCAGCAGTGCCGGCGCCTGGTGCGCGAGATCGAGCTGGCTCTTCGAGATACCGGGCCCGGAGTGGTAAGCCTCGTTCGGGATGTCGTAGACACCGGTGGCCTCATTGGCAGCGATCGCTACCGCACTCACGCCCCACCTCCCGCCACCAACGCGACCAGCAGCAGTGCCCCCACCAGCGTCGCAGCGACGCCAATGCCCAACGCCCGATCAGCCCGGGCGAGCAGCTCCATCAGATCAGGCCGCATCACGCACCCCCTCGCCGGGCGCCTGCACCCGGTCGATCAGCTCATCGGTCAGCCCGCGGAGTGCGGCGACGTGCTCCTCGAGCGCCGCCCGCAGCGCCTCGCTCGGCGCGACGCCGATCGCTCGATGGATCTGGATCAGTCCGTCAGTCGCGCTGACCAGCTCGTCGCGGATGCCCGGGATCGGCCAGGAGGAGCGGGCAAATTCGTCAGCACCCTCGCTGCAGCCAGCCCGGTCGAGACACGCCTCGACATCATCCTCGAACCCTTGCCCGGCGATCATCCGCCGGAGATCGTCGATAGCCATCTCAGGCCCTCCACGTGAGCCGCACGCCGGAGACGCGGGCGGCGTTGATGTCGACCCGGCGGCGCAGCCGCAGCCGCCGCGGATCAGGGGCGCGATCGACGCGCACCATGGGGCGCCCCGCGTGCGCCGTGGCTGCGATGACGCGGCAGCCGCAGCGAGCAGCGAGCCCGCAGAGCGCGATGGCGGTATAGGCGTCGCTCCGAGCGCTCATGACGTGAGCCTCCATGTGATGAGAGCGATGGCTACCTGCAGGGCGATCGAGGCGCCGAGCAGGAGCGTCCAGGTGGAGATCAGGCGTGTGCGAGTCACTGGCCACCTCCAGGCTTTTCGCTTGGCACGTCCAGGTATTCCGGCAAAACGCCGCACGTTGGCGTTGTGCCGTGGCAGGTGGCGCCGTCGAACTCGGGGGCGCGGCGGACGCGTAGGTCACTGAAATTGATGTTGAATCCGGCCTCTCGTGCCTGCAGTAGTGCCTTGATCTTGGCGCCGCTCGCGTTATTGGCGAAGTAGATGCCGTCATCGGAGTCCACCGCCGACACGCGATACGCCCTCAGTTGATTACTCATGCCGCATCCCCCCCCGTCCGCCCCGGGCGCGACGGCGGCCAGCGACGCACCGGGCGCAACGGCAGAACGTTGCCGCCGATGGCCTGCGCCCGAGTGCGCGGCAGCGGCGGGAGCGCAGCGCGCTCGGCGTCGCTCAGCGTGCGATCGACGGCGACGATGCCGCCTGCGCCGTCCTGGTGGACGCCGGCGCAGACCTCGCGCAGCCACGCGGCGATCTCGGCGGCGTTGCGGCTGTCGGCGACGTGAATCGTGATCGTGTGCATAGCTACCTCCACGGGGTCTTCGGAGCGATCGGTGCAATCGGCCCGCGAAATTCGGCGCGGCGCGCCACGGAGTCAGTGCGCCGATACCGGCGCTCTCGCCCGGATCGGCTATCGACGACCTCGACCCGCCCGGCCTCGCGCAGCGCACGGAGCGCGTGCTTGGCGCGGGCTGCCGTCGTGTCGGCGGCGTTGGCCAACTCGGCGACGCTCATCGCGGATCCGTCGGCCAGCCGCCCGAGCAGTCGATCGGCCAGCGTGAGCGATGCCGGGCCGGTGGCCTCGGGTTGCGGGCGCACGGACAGGCAGGTGATGCGCGCCGTGTGAGACGGACGCCAGCCACTGCTCGCGTCCGGCAGGCGTGGGCGCAGCGGGCGCCAGGGTGTGTGGGTTGGGTGGATGCTCATGCTGCGACCCCCGCCAAGTGCAGATCCTCGAACGCCCGCACATAACGCGCCTCGACGACGCGGGTGTGCGCGGAGTAGAGCAGGGTGTCGAGCTGCTGGAGCTGCTCGGCGGACAGGCGCTCGATCTCGGCGACGGTGAGCTGTTCGATCAGTGCCGAGAGACTGTCCGCTGGTGTGGATGCGTTCATGCTGCGGCCCTCCGCTCCAGCGGCAGGCAGCCCTGCCGCGAGGCATACCGCCGCTCGACCCGCTGATGCACCTCGGCGCGCAGCGCTTGCCTCAACGCATCAACATCTCGGGCGAGCTGAGCCAGTTCGGCGTCATCGAGATTGCGGTGGTCCTCGATCAGCACCTGGACCGCATCGACGGCCTCAGCCAGCTCAGCGGCGCAGCGCGGGCACTTGTGCGTCTCGGTCTGCCAGGAGTGCTCCCAGACGTGGCCGCACTCGCAGATGCCGGCATACAGGCCGTGGCCCAGATCCCAGACCTCGTAGTCGATGCCGGCGCGGTCCTGCGGGCCGTCGGCGCCGGGGAATTTCGCGAGCATGTCGGCTCGCGTCTCGCAGCTGGCGAGCTGGTCAGCTCGGTAGTCGTGCTCGGCGTAGGCGGTGTCGATGTCGGGGTGCATGGTGGTCTCCCTCGGTTGCGCATTAGTTGCGGCTTCGAGACAGATGTTAGCCATGCCTAACAATCAGGTCAAGAAAAAAGTTAGGCGGGACGAATCACGCCTAACTTCGATGGATTAGCGAGCGATCAACCGGCTGCCCTACGGTTCTCCAGAAGCTCCTTCAAGAGCCGGTCGTAGTACGATTTTTTCTCACCAAGATCATGCACGAGCTGATCGACTTCACTTTGCGGGAAGCCCTCCAGCAGTCTGATGATCGCTTGGTATTTCGCCGGCAGCTCCGATAGTCGCGGGTCATCCCCCGGGTCGTTCGCGGGGGTTGCTGGTGGTTGCTCGTGTCGCGGCTGCTCCTCCATCTCTCCGCGCCCATATAGCAGCCACTCCTGGCGTATGTGCAGATAGCTGCACACCCGAACAAGGTTCTCCCCCTTCAGGTTCTTGATGCCGCCATGCAACCAGCCGTGCACCGTTGGCGGCTTCACGCCGACAGCGCGTGAGAGCTCTGCCGGCGACTTTTCGCGCGCAGTCAGGGCGTCTCGGAGGCGGTCATTCCAAGTCGTTTTCATGTAGGGAAGCCTAACACCTTGAAAAATAGGTGGGCTTAAGCGATCCTTGACCGCGCGATTAGTTTTGCCTAACATTTTCGATATGGACAAAAACGCTGCTATCGACGCAAACGCCGTGATTGACGGTATCGGCGGCACAACCGCAACGGCCAAGCTCTGCAAGATCCGCCCGCCGTCCGTTTCTGGGTGGCGCAAGAACGGTATCCCTGAGTACCGCTTGGACTTCCTGCGGCTCGCACGCCCGGAAGTGTTCCGCAACTTGGACGACCCCGCCCAAACACCCCGCGCCGCCGCCTAACCCACCAAGGAGACCCGGCATGCCCAACAACGACTCAACTCCGACCAGAGAGGTCTCTGTCGCGCCCAGGGCGCCCGACGACTTGCGCCCCACCTTGGTGGCGATCCTGAAGGCTTTGGCTTGTCCCGAGGGCTCGCGCCCCGCGGACCGCCCGCACGGCGACGATCGCGATTAACGGCGCGGGGCACCCGATGCCCTTGCAGCATATCCACGCCGTCGCCCCACCACACCGTTAACGCCGACAGGAGACTGACATGTGCTCATCCGAGGCGCTGAACCGCGCCATCTACGACACCGCTCACGACTTCCCTGGTGGTGTGCCTGCGATGGCGCGGCTGATGGCCGCCAACCCCGGCACGCTCTTCAACAAGGTATCGACGACGCACGAGGGGCACCGCCTCAACGTCTACGAGGCGCTGGCGATGCAGCTGCTGTCCGGGGATCTGCGCATCCTCTATGCGATGGCCGCGGAGCTGGGGCAGGGCTGCTACACGTTGGGCGACTTCTCTGATTGCTCCGATGCGGATCTGCTCGATCGGATCACCACGCTTGGCGCCGCACGCGGGGCCGTCGATCACGAGATCCATCAGGCGTTCGAGGACCGCAAGATCACCCGGGCCGAGGCGGGCCAGATCCGCCAGCGAGTGGAGGCCGCCGTCCGTGCCAATCTGGAGCTGCTGTCGCGGTTGGATGCCCTGGCCGAGGCCGAGACTCAGGCCGAGGAGCGACGGGCGCTGCGCGCCGTAGGGGGCGCGTGATGGATCGGACGATCTCTGCGGAGATGCTGCGCCTCGCCGAGCATGCCCGCGCCGTGGCGCGGCGTGCCGAAGCGCGGTGGCGTGCGCTGGAGTATCGGGGCGACTGGGCTGAGGCTGTTGCGATGCGGCGCCTGGAGCGGCGGATGCTGGCCTCTGGCGAGCGGTTTGCGCGCGAGGCGCGGGAGGTGTCCAGTGCGGCGCACAGCGTGGAATGAGTCCGAGGATGACGCGCTCCATGGACTGCCGTGGAGCGCCCAGCTGATCTACCTGCGCGCGCTGCGCCCACACATGGACTACGCCAGCGGCATCGTCGGGCAGCGGCGCGGGATCTCGCTGCGAGGGCTCGCCGAGACGCTGCACGTCGAGCACGGGCAGGGGCGGCGCGATGCTGGCGATCCCAGTCAGAAGGCCATCCGTCACGCCCTGGAGCTGCTGGAGAAGGCGGGGCTGATCGAGAAGATCCCGGCTGATCGGCGGCTTGTTTTTCGACTCCCCTTGGCCGATACGGATTCGTCTGCCTCCGAGAAGTGGGGCAGACGTGTGGCAGACGTGGGGCAGAGCAAGCGGGGCAGGCAGAAACCCAGCAATGACGCGGCCTCGCCGGAGATGCGGGGCAGACGTGAGGCAGACCCGGAGGCGGGGAAGAGGGGCACACATCCGGATACCGGTATACCGGAAGAAACTACCCCCCATACCCCCCCGTCGTTCGCGCTACCCGATTCGGTGGACCCGGACATCTGGCGCGAGTTCGAGGCGCACCGCCGCGAGATCCGAAAGCCGCTGACCGATCGAGCCCGCAAGACGAACGCCAAGATCCTCGCGCCACTCACCACCGAGCAGCAGCGACAGGTCGTCGAGGCCACCATCTCGAACCGCTGGACGGGGTTGTTCCCGCCAAAGCCCGCACGCCAAACCACCGCAGACCGGAGGCAGCATGCAGCAGACGAACTCAAACGCAACTTCGAGCGCCACGACTGGACACGGCCCGACCCCTGGCACGACCCAGCCCCCACGGACGACTCAGGCTCGCGAGATGCGATCGAGCACATGCCCTGGCACTGAGCCGCTGCCGCGCATGTGGATCGACGGGCTATTCGCCAAGTTCGCCATTTGCTGGCCTCGCGACTGGCATGACCGCGTTGCGCTGGCCGGCGCTGATCGCCTCGCCGGAGAGTGGGGCGAGGGCCTTGCGGGCCTCAAGCCCGAGCAGCTCGACCGCGGTATCCGCTACGCCCGGGAGCACTACGACTGGGCGCCGAGCATCGCGAAGTTCCGGCGCGCTTGCCTTGAGGGCGACTCGACTCCAGAGCAGCGAGCCCGGGAGGCACTGATGGCCCGCCAGCGCGCCGAGCAGGCCGCCCTGCCCAACGGCACGTGGGCCGAGCAGCGCGAGCGAGGGCGGCAGCATCTGGCAGGGCTGCGAGCAGCGCTCGGTGGCGAGCAGCGCCAAGATGCGCCCTCGGATGACGAGATCGCAGACCGTGAGCGCAGACGCGCCGAGCAGCTCGCGGCGCTTAAGGCGCGCGAGACCGAGCGGACCGCGCAGCCTCGGCGCGCACCGGTGTTCGGGTCGCGCGTCGACTCGGATGCCGTCCCGCTTGGAGACCTGGTCGCCGAGGCCAAGCGCAGATCACAGGAGCAAGAGGCAGCATGAACATTTGCACCTTCACGGGGCGCCTGGTCGCTGACGCTGAATCGCGCACAACCCCGTCGGGGACTGAGTTGGTCCGGTTTCGGGTGGCCAGCGATATCGGCTGGGGCGATCGCCGCCAGACGCACTGGCTGGACTGCGTGCTGTTCGGCTCGCGCGGCAAAGCGCTGCTGCAGCACCTGGCGAAAGGGTTGCAGGTGACGGTATCCGGCGAGCTGGAGCCGCCGCGGCAGTACCAGGGGCGAGACGGGGAGCCGCGCATAGCGCAGGGCCTCGTCGTCAGGGACATCGACCTCCAGGGCGGCGCAGGAGGCCGAGGGTGACTGAGGTGCTACTCCCTTACCCGCCCAGCGCCAACCGGATGTGGCGTCACGTCCGTGGGCGGGTCGTGCCGTCGGCGGACGCGGAGCGCTGGCAGCGTGAAGCTGCATGGCGAGCCAAGGCCGCTGGGATCAGATCGACCAGTGGCGATGTCGCGGTGGCGCTGGTGCTGCATCCGCGGCTCACCACCAAGGGGCGCCCGAGCCGACAGCGCCTCGATCTCGACAACATCATCAAGCCGACGCTCGACGCACTGCAGGGCACCGCCTACGACAACGACCGGCAGGTGGTGCGGATTGGCGCGGAGGTTGGCGAGGGGCTGCCGGGTGGCGGCCTCACGATACGGATCAGCGCAGCATGAGGAGGCACTGGATGGATCTCGCCGACACGCTGGAGGGCGTAGCACTCCAGACCCTGGCGCCGCTGCTCGAGCGCGAGCAGGCGCTGCTCGCCGCCGAGCAGATCGCCGCGGCGCTGCTTGATCGGTATCGCGGCTCGCAGGTCTATGTGGGCTCGGCGGCGGCGATCGAGCGTCGCCGCCGAGATCGGGCGATCGCCGACGAGTACGACGGCACCGTCGCCAGCGCTCGCGCCCTGGCGCGCCGGTACGACATCCATGAGATGTCCGTCTACCGCATCGTCGCGCGCGCCAAGGGGCGGGAGCGGGCGGATCGGCGGGCGCGCTAACCCGGATTCACTGACAGGTGCCCAGCAGGCGGCGATGCTGTGGATGTCAACAACCAACCGGAGACGCTCGTATGAGCGATAGCCTACTGACATCCCTGTTGCGCGGGCGCTTGCTCGCCGCCGCGTCCGCTGGCGCGGCTGCCGGCTCGTCCGTGGCCGCTACCGTGACCGACACCGTCGATGAGCTGACGGTTGCCGCGAACGCCGTCCTGGCCCTGGTCGCAACGGTCGCGGCTGTCGTCTCGAAAATCCGTGAGATCCGCCGGGGAGACTGAGATGGCGTTCCGATTCAGTCAGCGCTCGCGTCGCGCCCTGAGGAGCGTGCATCCCGATCTGGTGCGCGTGGCCGAGCGCGCGCTGGAGCTGACCGAGGTCGACTTCGTCGTCACCGAGGGGCGACGCACCGAGGCGCGTCAGCGCGCGCTGGTCGCCGCCGGGGCATCGCGCACCCTGCGCTCGCGCCATCTCACCGGGCACGCGCTCGATGTCGCCGCCTGGGTCGATGGCGGCGTGCGCTGGGACTGGCCGCTCTATCCGCGCATCGCCGCCGCCTTCAAGGCCGCCGCCGTCGAGTTGGGGGTGGCGATCCGCTGGGGTGGGGACTGGCCGCGGTTTCGTGACGGCCCGCACTTCGAGCTCGATCGGGCGGTGTATCCGTGACTGCATCGCTGGAGCATCAGGTCGGCGAGCTGCGGTTGCGCGTCGAGCGCGTCGAGGCTGAGGCGCGCGAGCTGCGTGATGGGCTGACGACGCTCTCCAAGGAGCATGCCATCACCCGCGAGTCGGTGCGCATCTTCACCGAGCTCGTCGACGATGTGCGCGCAGAGCTTGGCGCGACGCGCGCCGATGTTCATCAGGTCCAGCTCGCGTTGCAGCAGCACATGGTCGACGAGGCGCGTGATCGGAGGAGGCAGTTTTCAGCCCAGGTTGCAGCTATCGCTGGGACGACGGGCACGTTGGCTGTGCTGCTGTGGGAAGTGACGCGCAGCGGGGTGTGAGCGGGCGATGCCAAGACTGACGGCAGACCAGTGGGAGAGTGTGCGCGCAGATCGTGAGGCGGGCGCGAGCTTTGGTGAGCTCGCTGCGCGCCACGGCGTAAGCAAGGCCGCAATCGTCAAGCGCGCCAAGAAGGAGTCGTGGGGGGACGGCACGGACGTCGGCGAGGTGGTGCGCCGCAAGGTGACCGAGAAGGTGACCGGCGTGGTGACCGTCGGTGACCCGCAAAAAAAGGCCGCCGCCCTGGATGCCGCGGCGGATCGTGCTGCCGCTGTCGTGCGTCGCCAGCAAGACGACTGGGACGCGCACCGAGAGCGCTTCGGCTCCGTCCCGGTCGACTTTGATGCGGGCAAGCTCGCCAAGATCAGCGCCGAGATGCTGGCGATCAGACAGAAGGGCGAGCGCGCAGCATGGGGGCTGGAGGAATCAGAGAAACCAAAAGACCGTGCCTCCCCGGTCGTCTTCTACCTCCCAGACAATGACCGCTGACACCATCATCCGTCCGCAGCCCGGCCCACAGGAGCAGTTCCTGTCGAGCCCGGCGGATATCGTCATCTACGGGGGCAGCGCCGGCGGCGGCAAGACGTTCGCTTTGCTGCTCGAGGGGATGCGCCATAGCGGGTTGGCCGAGTTTGGTGCCGTCATCTTCCGTCGCGAGTCGACGCAGATCACCAACGAGGGTGGACTCTGGGATAGCGCCATGCAGCTCTACCCTCAGGCCGGTGCTCGCCCGTTCAAGTCGCCCAAGCTCGGGTTCGCGTTCCCGGCCGGCGCGCGGGTGACCTTCGGGCATCTCAATCAGGAGGCTGACGTCCTGAACTGGCAGGGCGCCCAGATTCCGCTGATCTGCTTCGATGAGCTGACCCACTTCTCGCGCGCCCAGTTCTTCTACATGCTTAGCCGCAACCGCTCGACCTGCGGCGTGCGCCCCTACGTTCGCGCCACCACGAACCCGGATGCCGACTCCTGGGTTGCCGAGTTCATTGGCTGGTGGATCGACGACGAGAGCGGCCTCCCCATCCCGGAGCGCGCCGGCGCGCTGCGCTACTTCGTCCGCGTTGACGACGCGGTGCACTGGGCTGACTCGCGCGAGGCGCTGGCACAGGCGCACGGCGTGAGCCCTGAGGACGCCAAGAGTGTGACATTCATCCCGGCCAGCGTGTTCGACAACCAGGCACTGCTCGAGCGCGACCCGGGGTATCTGGCCAACCTGAAGGCACTGGGGCGCGTTGAGCGTGCGCGCCTGCTTGAGGGTAACTGGCGCGTGCGCCCCGCCGCCGGGCTCTATTTCCCTCGCCACGCCGTCACCCTGCTGGATGTTGCGCCGACCGACATCGTTGAGCGGGTGCGCAGTTGGGATCTGGCGGGGACTGAGCCGACGCAGGACAGCCCCAGCCCCGACGCAACAGCTGGCGTATTGATGGGGCTGCAGAAAAACGGGCGCTACGTTGTGTTGGACGTGGCGCATCTGCGCGCTCGCGCGCACCGCGTGCGCCAGACGCTATCTGCCGTTGCTCAGCAGGACGGGCATGCCACGAAAATAACTATCCCACAAGACCCCGGGCAGGCCGGGAAAGACCAAGCCGCCTCGATTATCGCTGGGCTGGCCGGGTACTCGGTATCCGCTCGCCGCCCTAGCAGCGACAAAATCACCCGTGCCGAGCCTCTTTCAGCGCAATGGCAGGCTGGGAATGTCGACGTATTGCGCGGCCCATGGGCGGAGGCGTTCTTGGCAGAGATGGAGTCGTTCCCCGTCGGCCACGATGACCAGGTCGATGCTGCCGCTGACGCTTTCGCTGCGCTTGCGCGCGGCGTGACCGACTACTCGCTCGCTCGCAGCGCCGGCCAGCGCGCCGCGCACCACCTTGATGATGCCGCGCCCACTCTCACCGCCGCCGGCTGGGGCACGGTTGCCGGCGCATCGAAGGCCTACGGACTCTGATCATGACGCATCGCCTCCACTCCAGCGGTCTGCTGCTCCCCGCCGACTTCGCCGAGCCAGCCCCCGATCTGCGTGAGATCGCCAGCACGCGCGATGGGCGCGATATCACTCGCGGCTATGTCACGCCGATGGCTCAGCTCGCTCCCCAAGACACCATTCTGCAGGCGCGCGGCGGCGGAGACTGGGCGATCTACCAGCAGGTCAAGAGCGACCCCCAGGTCGGCGCCACACTGCAGCAGCGCCGCCTCGCCGTCACCAAGACCGAGTGGGAGGTGACCCCGGGCGGCACGCGCCGCATCGATCAGCGGGCTGCCGAGCTGCTCAAGCAGACGCTCGACCGCATCCGCTGGGACGCCGTGACCGCCGCGATGCACTGGGGCGTGTTCTACGGCTGGGCGGTCGCCGAGTGTCTGTGGTCGCGCGAGGGTGAGCGCGTGGTCCTCGATGCCGTGCGCGTGCGCGACCGCACTCGTTTCGTCTTCGATGGAGGGGGGCGGCTGCGACTCAAGACGCTGGCGAACGCCGAGGGTGAGATCCTCCCTGAGCGCAAGTTCTGGACGTTCGCCACTGGCGCCGATCATGACGACGAGCCCTATGGTCTCGGGCTCGCCCACTGGCTCTACTGGCCGGTCCTTTTCAAGCGCGCCAACATCAAGTTCTGGTTGATCGCCGCCGAGAAGTTCGGCAGCCCGACCGCGCTCGGTGTCTTTCCGCCCGGCGCCACGGCGACTGAGCAACAGAAGCTCCTGACCACCCTCCAGGCCATCCAGACCGACGCCGGGGTCATCCTGCCCGAGGGCATGACGATCGATCTACTGGAGACCAAGCGCACCGGCGGCGCCGACTATGCCGCGCTCTGCGACTACATGGATGCCGCCATCGCCAAGCTGACCCTGGGGCAGGTGATGACCAGCGAGGCTGTCGGCGGACAGTACAAGGCCGAGGTGCAAGACGGCGTCAAGGATGACCTCGTCAAGAGCGACGCGGACCTGCTGTGCGACAGCTTCAATCGCGGCCCGGTGCGCTGGCTCGTCGACTTCAACTACCCCGGCGCCGCCTACCCCAAGGTCTGGCGCCGGGTTGACGACGACAACGACATCCCGCCCGACGCCCTCAATGCGTACGCTATGGGTGTTGAGCGCCTGGCCAGGCTCATGCCCATTCCCGCTCGACACATCTACGAGATCACCAAGATCCCCGAGCCGAGCGGCGAGGAGGCGCTGCTCACCCCGCCGACGGCACCGACCCAGGCGGGCGGGCTCCAGTCTGGGTCGCTCGATGCCGATCCACCAGCCTTCGCCGAGAGTGATGGTGAGGGCGCCCAGGCTCTCATCGATGCCGAGGGCGAGCGCGACCCGGGTTGGGGGCAGGTGATGGATGAGCTGCTCGCGCCGCTCTTCTCGGCGCTCGCCGAGGGGCAAGCGCCTGAGCAGATCCTCGCGCGCATGGACGAGTGGTATCCAGCCATGGATGACGGTGCGCTCGTCGATCTACTGACCCGCGCCATTGCCGCCGCCGAGGCGAGCGGCCGCCTGGAGGTCGGGGGGCGGGCATGAGCGCAGAGCTCGCCGCGCTCTTCCAGCTCCCACCGGAGCAAGCAGCGCGCTATCTGGAGGCGAAAGGTTACGCGCTCACCTGGGACTGGTGGGAGATGGTGCGCGGGGCGCATGCTCGCGCCTTTACCGTGGCCAAGGTCGCGCGACTCGACATCCTTCAGGATATCCGCTCCGCCGTCGAGACTGCGCTCCAGGAGGGGCGCACGGAGCGTTGGTTTCGAAGCGAGCTCGAAGAGGCGCTCCGCAAGAAAGGATGGTGGGGGCAGCGGCTCGACGCCGACGGTCGCCCGTATCAGGCCGGCAGCCCTCGTCGGCTCCAGACCATCTATCGCACCAACCTTCAGAGCGCTTACATGGCCGGGCGTCAGCGCCAGTTCGACATCGAGCGCGACCGTGCGCCCTATGTGCAGTACCTGGCCGTGCGCGACAGTAGTACCCGGCCAGCGCACGCCGCGCTGCACGGCAAGGTCTTCCGTCTCGACGACCCGGCGTGGGACGTCGTCGCGCCGCCCAACGGATTCAATTGCCGCTGCCGCGCGCGCAATCTCAGTCAGCGTGAACTCGATGCGCGCGGCCTCAAGGTCGAGGGTGACGCCCGCATCGAGGCGCGCCAAGCACCTGATGCGCCGCCGGGTCTGGATCTGCGGCGCGGCGTCTCCGTGCCGGGCCCCGAGGGCGGCCGTCGCACCCTATGGGTCGACGCGGGGTGGGATGCCAACCCGGGGCGATCGGCCCCCTGGGTCGACATCGAACTCTGGAGTCGGGTGCGCGCCACGCTACCTGATGAGCTGGCCGCTCAAGCGTTGCGTGAGCACGCGCTGCACCCGGCCCGGCTCGCCGCCTACGACGACTGGGTCGATGCCCGCCTCGCGCAGGGCGCCGCGCGCGGCTTGGAGTGGGTCATCGGGTATCTGGGCGCAGCGGATGTTGCGGCACTGACCGATCGCGGCGGGGTGGTGGCCAATGGCAGCATCGTCCTCGCGGATCGGCTACTGGTCGGCCCCAAGGCGCGGCGGCATGAGTCAGCCGGCAACGCGCTGTCTGCCGACGAGTGGAAGGCCGTGCCGCGACTACTCGCTGAACCCGAGGCGGTGTTGTACGACACCATCAACAAGACGCTGCTCTACGTGCTGCCAAGCCAAGACGGGCGCAAGGCCAAGGTCGTCATCGAAGGCGGGCGGATCGAGCGCAAGCGTGCGGCCTATGAGTCGGTGCGCACGGCGTTCAAGGTGCAGGCTAGTGACCTGCGCAGCAGGCAGTACGAGGTGCTGCGCGGGTCGCTATAGAGGGGTGGACGAGTGGGAGGCCTGCCGTCCCTCCATCCGGCGACCGCGACCGCGGCCCCCGCGCCAGCGCGCAGAAAGTTTCTGGCGTCACTCGTCCCCGACGGAGTATAGCCCATGCCAAATTTCACGATCGAGGTGCAAGACCGTCCGTTGCGTGAGGCGCTCGACCGACTGACCCGTCGCCTCGAGGATGCATCCCCAGCGATGGAGGACATCGCTCGCGCGCTCCAGAACCACGCCGAGGACGCATTCCAAGCCGAGCGCTCCCCCTTCGGCGAGCCCTGGCGGGACCTCAAGCCCGCCACCAAGGCGCGCCGCGCGCGGCGTGGGCACTGGCCGGGCGCCATTCTGAGCGATACCGGGGGGCTGGCCGGCAGCATCAGCCGCCGCGCCGGCGCGAATTTCGCCGAGGTCGGAGCCGGCAAGGAGTACGCCGCCATCCATCAGTTCGGCGGGCGCGCCGGCATGCCCCCTGGCCCGGCCGCTGTCCCCGCGCGCCCCTTCCTGCCCATCGACCAAGCCGGCGATCTGCCGGAATCCCTCAAGCGCGAGGTGCTCGACATCCTCGACGAGTACCTGCGCTAACCCAAATTAACTGACCTGACGCGTGCGCGTGACCACACTCGGCCACATGAACGCTATCGACATCTTCAGCGCCGGCGCGCACACCGCGATGAGTGGGGTCAAGTTGTCCTTCTCCGAGGCCGACCTCGAGGCCACCGTCAGCGCCTACGATCCAGCCCTCCACGAAGCGCCCATCGTCGTCGGCCATCCCAAGCACGATGCCCCGGCCTACGGCTGGGTCCGCACCCTGGTGCGCGATGGGGCCACCCTGCGCGCCGTCCCCGACCAGATCGATCCGGCCTTCGCCGAGCTGGTCGCCGCCGGGCGCTACAAGAAGATCTCCGCCTCCTTCTACCACCCCGACGCTGAGGCCAACCCGGCGCCCGGCACCTACTACCTGCGCCATGTCGGCTTCCTTGGTGCGCAGCCGCCAGCAGTCAAGGGGTTGCGCGATGCCCAGTTCGGCGAGGAAGAGGCGGGCGTGGTGACGCTCGAGTTCGCCGACCCCCACCCCCCAGAGGAGCCCATGGACAAGCCATCCAACACCCCGCCCAAGCGCGAACCCCTCAAGCCGGACGCCGTCGACTTCGCCGAGCGCGAGGCTGCGCTGGCGGCTCGCCAAGCCAAACTCGACGCCCGCGAGAAGGCCTTGGCCGAGCAGGAAGCCTCCGCCCGCCGTCGCGCTCATGTCGAGTTCGCCGAGCGCCTCATCACCGAGGGTCGACTACTCCCCAAGGACCGCGACGGCTTGATCGAATTTCTCGCCGCCCAACCTGCCGAGACCGCGATCGAGTTCGGCGAGGGTGATAGCGCCTTCAAGGGTGCCGCGCTCGATTGGCTCACAGGCTTCCTCTCCACCCTCCCGCAGCAGGTCGACTTTGCCGAGCGTGCCGCGCCCGAGCAGGGGTCGCCGTCCAGCAAGGGCCGCTTTGCCGCGCCCGCCGAGGCCCAGGTCGACCCCGAGCGTCTCGCGCTGCACGGCCGGGCGCTGGCCTACCAGGAGGCCCACCCTGGCGTGTCCTACGCCGACGCCGTCCTGACTGTTCAAGGAGCCTGACATGCAACGCTTTCCCCTCTTCACCCGCACCCTGACGGCCGTCGGCACCGTCAACCCGCACCGCTTTGCTCGTGCCGACGGCGCCCAGGCCGGAGCCGGCGACATCCCGCTCGGCATCACGCCGCCGGATATCCAGGAGGTCTATGCCGTCACTCTGCTCGGCGACGAGATCCTCGAGGCCGGCGAGGCGTTCAGCGCCGGCGAGCTGCTCGCCCCGGACGCCGAGGGCCGCGGCATCCGCGCCTCGACCGGGTATGCGCTGGCGACAGATGACGCCACCGCTGCTGGCGACCTGGTGTCCGTGATGCTGCTCCAGCCGGGCAGTGTGCGCCCGGTCTACTACGACAGCGACGGCGCCATCGCCCCCAAGGGTGTCGCCCTCATCACCGGCGGCACCGGTATCGGTGGCCTCACGCTCGCCGCGCCGCAGCCAGGACAGCAGGTCACCATCCGCGTCGACACCCTCGATAGCGGTAGCGTGGTGCTGACCCTTGCTGAGGGCGCCACCTTCGACGATCTGACCAGCAACACCGCAACCTTCGACGCCATCGGTGAGGAGCTGGTCTTGCGCGCCCTCGATGATGTGACCTGGAAGGTCATCAAGAACACCGGCGCCGTCGCTCTGAGCGCGGTCTGATCAGGAGCCCTCCATGCCTCTCAACACCCAGAACGCCCGCATCGTCGATCCGGTCCTGACCAACCATGTGCGCGGCTACAAGAACCCCGATGTGCAACGCATCGGCTCGGTGCTCTTCCCGCGCGCCCCGATCGCCAAGCGCGGCGCCAAGATCGTGCGCTTTGGCAAGGAGGCGTTCCGGCGTCACCCGACCGAGCGCGCCCCGGGAGATCGCATCCGTCGGGTCCGGGTCGGTTACACCGGCGACTCGGTCAATCTCTTCCAGCACGCGCTTGCTGGCGAGGTGCCGCGCGAGCTGCTGCAGGAGGCTGAAGGCGTGCCGTCGGTCAACCTCCAGATGCGTGCCATGGCGCTCCCCGCAGAGGTCATCGAGCGCGAGAAGGAGATCAAGGCCGCCACCATCGCCTCCAACCCCACGAGCTACGCCGCCTCCAACCACTCCGCTCTGACCGGTGTCTCGCGCTGGAACGGCTCCTCGGCGGCGATCAGCGCCGATGCTGACGCCGCCCAGGACATGATCCGCTCCAAGACCGGGCGTCGCGCCAACGTGCTCGCGGTCGGCCCCGCCGTGGCGCGCCGACTGCGCCGCAGCGAGGCGATCATCAGCAACTTCTTCACCGGCAACACCCGCCCGGATCGCGTCACCGACGCCCAGATCGCCGAGTTCTTCGGCGTCGCCCGCTTCGTCGAGGGGACCGATACCGTGGTGGAGGGTAAGGATGCCGATGGCGGCGACTTCAAGGATATCTGGGGCAACGTCGCCATCCTGGCCTATGTGCCAACGGTTACCGGCGATGGCGACATCGAGGTGCCGAGCTATGGCTACGAGTACTACCTGCAGGGTCACCCGATGGTCGAGCCGGGGCGCTGGGACGCCGACACCAAGACCTGGGTCTATGACGTCATCGACGAGTATCAGCACGTCCTCACTGCGATGGACGCGGGATTCCTGTTCTCCAACGTGATGGACCTGAAGACGCCGTAACCCTCGCGCCGCCATGACCATCACGCCGCTCGACCTCGCGCGCATTCACGGCATCCATGGCCTGGCGCAGATCACCGCGCCACCGGGGTTTGCGCCGCCGCCTGACGACCTGCTCCTCGCTACCTTGCGCGGCGAGGATCGCGCGGGCTGGACGCCTGAGGAGCAGGCAGCGGCCGACGCCGCGGCGGCGACCATCCAGGCGGCGGTCGATACCGCCAACGCCATGATCGGGCGCGTGAGCGCCGGGCGCGTACTCAGCGAGGACGAATCGCGCCTGCTGGCCGCCTACGCCACGGACATCGCCCGTTACCGCCTCTACGACGAAGGCGTGCTGGCCGACGACGATCCGGTCAATCGTCGTGCCGAGGCCGCCGTTCGCTTCCTCGAGCGCGTCGGTGCCGGCACCGAAACTCTTGGCGTCGCGCCGCTTGGCGGTGCTGGTGCACCTGTCGCTTGGGCGCCTGAGCGGCAGTTCAGGCACGACACCCTGAAGGACTACTGATGCCCTCGCTGCTCGCCCTCGGCCCCGAGATCGTCGAGCGCCTCGCCGCGCACCTCCCCGCGACCGTGCAGGTTCTGGAGGGGCGTAGCGCCGAGGACTTCGCGCGGCCCACCCAGATCGCCCCCGCCATCTACGTCATTTACGACGGTGGCGCCATTGCCCAGTCGCGCCCTGACGCCCGTGCCGCGCGCATCACCCAGCGCTGGCTGTGCGTGTGCGTGGCGCGCAACCTCCGCGAGCTGGCCAGCGGTGCCGCCGCGCTGAATGACGCCGGCGCGCTCGCCGATGGCGTGCTCGAGGCGCTGATGGGTTGGCAGCCCGAGGGCACCAGCCAACCGCTGACGCTCACCGATCTGCCAACCCCGCGATACGACACCGGCTACCAGATGGTGCCGCTTGCGTTCACCACAGAACTCGTCCGCAAGACGACCGCCGCTTAACGGAGACCCTTCATGCCCATCACCACCCAAGCCTACCGACCCACCCTCAACGCCGGCCAGGTCTACCTGCGCCTGGCCGGCAGCGACGCCCCGCTCAAGGCCATCGGCAACGTCTCGGCGCTCGACTTGGAGATCAGCGAGGACGAGAAGACCCTCACCGACTACACCCAGCCCGGCGGCGGGCAGTGGGCCTCGGTCTCGCGCATCACCGGCATCAACGCCAAGATGACCCTCCACGACCTCGACCCCGACAACCTCGCCCGCGCCGTCTACGGCACCACCAACGCCGTCACCGGGGCAAGCGTCACCGGTGAGGCCCACACCGCCCACCCCGGCGGGCTGATCCGGCTCGCCCACCCGGGGCCCGCCGAGGTCACCGTCACCTCCGACCCCGCCGGCACCACCTATGTCGCCGGCGCCGACTACGAAGTCCGCCCTGAAGGCATCCTGATCCTCGACGGCGCCATCGCCGACGGTACCGCCATCCTCGTCGACTACACCCACGCCGGCTACAACGCCATCGAGGCGCTCGCCGGCGGCAGCGCGGTCTACGAGCTGTCCTTCGGTGGCCTCAACGAGGCCAACTCCAACAGCCCGGTGGTGCTCGACATCTTCCGCCTCAAGATCGGCGCGGCCACCAACCTCTCCATGCTCGGCGACGACTTCGCCGCCCTCGAGGTCACCGGCAAGGTGCTGCTCGACCCCACCAAGACCGGTGCCGGCAAGTCCAAGTACTTCCGCGTGCAGATGGTCTGACACCCCTGATGCGCCTCACCCGGCTCGATACCGGCGCCGCGCTCGACCTCCCGGATGATCTCTACTGGGAGGACGAGCACGCCCGCACCGGCGTGCGCCAGAGCATCACCCCCAGCCTCAGTGGCGCAGCCCTGGTCCAGGTCGCCACCCTGCAATATCGCGCCCTCACCCTCCGCCCCTGGGCTGAGGACGCCGCCTGGATCGACCGCGCCCAGCTCGACACCCTCAGCGCCTGGGCCGCGTTCCCCGACCTCGAGATGACGCTTGAGCGCCACGGCCACAGCCACCAAGTCCGGTGGCGCTACGACAGTGACGGACGCGCCATCCTCGCCGAGCCCGTGCTCTATGCCGCGGATCAGACGCCGTACTGGCGGGTGACCTTGATGCTGTTGGTGGTGTAGGGCGATACTCCAGAGCGATCAATCCAAGGAGTCGCAAGGGAGGGGCCATGGGCGGCGTAACTGACATGGAGTGGCGGCACTGCCGGAAGTGCGGCTACCAGACGATGACGAGCAAGGATGCGGTGACCTGGGTGTGCCAGAGTTGCGGGGCGGAGAATACGGGGCGGCCCAAGTACACGCCTAAACCGGTGCGCAGGCAGGGCCCCAAGAAAAGCACCAGCAAGCTACCCCCTGGGCACGTCGTCTGGCTGTCGATTGCGGGCGTCGTAGCGCTGTCGGTAGTTGTTTCCTCGGCTCAGCCGGCAGATGCACCCATCTTCACCGCTATCGCGGGAGTCGCCTACATACTGGCGTTTGGTGCTGCTGCTTTTGCCGTATATTTCCTGCCCGCAATAGTCGCGAAGATACGGCGTCACAGCAAAATCGAGGCGCTCATCGCGCTCAACCTTCTTCTCGGCTGGACCTTCTTTGGCTGGGCTGCAGCGCTAGTCTGGGCTTTCATGGAAGATAACCAGCCTCGCGCCGCATCCAGCAACTCAGGCGCTGGTTAATCTTTGAGGGAGGGCAAGCGGCGTCTGACGACGCAGCCGCTTGACACCCTCCCGCAGACCCTCCTATGCTTTCCGCCAGAGGCGTGGAAACCTCTTCAACGCGGACACCGCACCCGTCAGACATGCGGTATTTTTGTTTGTGCGCCCGCGCCAGATTTCGCTGGCCGGGAGTGCGGGAAATACAAGACCGGGAAACCGGAAATACCTGCGCGGTCTCGTTGAGCCGTTCCACCCTCCTGGCCGCCCCTCGGGGCGTTTCGCGTGGAAGCAATCAACGGAGGTCATCATGGCCGCTATCCAAAACTCCCCATCCATCTCGATCGGCGACATCACCATCCGCCAAGACGCCGAAGGGCGCTATAGCCTCAAGGATCTGCATTTAGCGTCAGGTGGAGACGCCAAAAACCAGCCGGCAAACTGGCTGAGAGGACAGCAGACACAGGCTTTGATCGCCGAGCTGACCGTTCCTCAGATTCGAGGAACGGAACAAAAACAACCAGTTATAGTCATCCGAGGTGGAGACCCCGAGAAACAAGGCACCTACGTCGTCCGCGAGCTGGTCTACAGCTACGCCATGTGGATCAGCCCGAGCTTCCACCTCAAGGTCATCCGCACCTTCGACGCGGTGATGACCGGGCACGCCGCCGCGATCGAGACCCTGCTCCCCTCCGAGCAGCAAACCCTCTCCGAACTCGCTCAACGCAAGGTCGCCCACCTCGCGCCCGCACTCCAAGGCAAGGGCTTGGCCGAGATCTGGTCGCGGCTGCACAACAAGTTCCGCATCGCCAAGTACAGCCAGCTGCCACGGACCCGGCTCGCCGACGCCATCGTGTACATGGCCAGCATGGAACTGCGCGGCGTCCCCAACGCCGATCACGCGCCCCGGCGCCCCGCCTCCGAGCCGCTGACCAACAACGACATGGCCAACCTGCGGCGGGTGATCTGGCTCATCAGCCATCGCTTCCACTACGAGCAGGCGTGGACCCAGGGCGTGTGGTACGCGCTGCGCGATGCGACCGGGGTGCGCTCGCCCAACCGCTTCACGGTGGACAACCTCCCGGTGCTCACCCAGGAGATGCGGCGCATCCTGCAGGCCGTCGAACCGCTGGTCCAGATGCGCAACGAGGCCGAGCTGGAGGTGCTGCGCCGCGTGGTGCGCCGGCGCGAACAGGCCGAGCCGCTGATCGAGGACTGGCGCGCACGCCTGATGCGATCGGCCAAGGAGGATCGCGGCGAGATCGCACACACGCTCTCGGGCTGGATGGAGCGCGACCTCGAAGAGCTGGCGGCGCGCGCCCAGGCCGGACGGGACTATCCCGAGGTCGCCGAACCGACCGAGCAGCGCCGGCACTGAGGCCAGACCGGCGCCAGGGAAGGCGCCGCGCAGCGCCCGCCCCGCTAACCCGTTTTCACTGACAGGTGCCCGTCTGGCAGCGATGCTGCCAGCATGGCAGACGATCTCAAGCTCAAACTCCGCATCGACGCCGACAGCAGCGAGGCCGAGGCCGCGCTCGATGGCGTCAAGTCCTCACTCGGTGGTGTTGGCGACGCCGCCCGTCAGGCCGACGCAGACGCCGCCTCGCCGCTGGAAACGCTCGGCGGCGAGGCGGCGTCTGCGGCTGAGCGCGGCCTGGATCGCGTCGGCGCTGCGGGTGGGCGAGCGGGGAAGCAGGCAGGTGACGGTCTGGATCGCATTGCCGACGAGGCTAGAGACGCCACTGACGCTACCAACGGGGCTGGCGCCGCCCTTGGTGGCTTGGCCAAGGCGGCGGCTGGAATCGCTGCCGGCGCTGTCACTTTAGACGCCATCAAGGACCTGGCTACCACGCTACTCGACGCCGGCATGCGCGCCCAGGACCTGCGCAGCGATCTCGCCTTCGCCGCCGGAGGCGTCGAAGAGGCTGACGAGGTCATGCGGGCGCTCAGGGTCACCGCTGACGACCTGGGGGTGCGCGCCGACGAGCTGGCCCAGGCTTGGATTCGCCTCAAGAACCTCGGCCTCGACCCCTCGCGGGAGGCATTGGAAGCCTACGCCAACGTCGCTGCCGGCAACTCGGGCAAGTCCATCATGGACTTCATCGAGGCCGTGGCCGACGCCTCCGTGGGGGAGTTCGAGCGCCTCAAGGAGTTCGGCATCAAGGCGACCGTCGAGGGCGAACGCGTCGCACTGTCCTTCAAGGGCACGACGGTCGAGATCGAGAACGACGCCAAGGCCATCCAGGACGCCCTGCGCAAGATCGGCGAGACCGAGTTCGCCGGCGCGCTGGAGGCGCGCGCGGGCAACGCGAGCACGGCACTGGACGCGCTTAACGAGTCCGTGGGCCGATTGACCGCAAGCCTTGCCGAGGACTCCGGGCTGCTCGGGCGAACCACCAGCTTGGCCGGGGCGCTCACCGAGCTGGCCAACGCGATCGAGGCGCCCAACCAGCGCGCCGAGCAGATGTCCAGCACCCTGGGGGTGATGGATACCGCACTCAAGGTAGCCAGCAACCCCGTCGGCGCGTTGATCGGCCAGCTTGACAGCATGGGGGTCAACGCTGAGGGCGCGACAAAGGCCATAGCTTGGCTGGTGCGCGACGCCAAGGGTCTCGAGGAGGCGGCTGGGGAAAGCACCGACGCGCTCAAAGAGCACGGCGATGCCGTAGACGGCAACACTGACGCCCTGATGAGCGCCGAGGATGTCGCCAAGGCATACGCCAAGGCGCTCAGCGATCTGGCTGCCGAGCGTCAGCTCGAACTCGCCGCCGCCGAGCGCGCCACCGAGCAACTCCAATCCGAGATCGACCTGCGCGTCGATCACCTCCAGCACCTCGCCGACGAGGCCCGCGCCCGCGGCGATGAGACTGAGGCGCTGCGCCTGGAGGCGCAGGCGCGCGACACGGCAATCAATGGCATCGGTCAGCTGATCGCAGCCAAGGAACGGGAGCTGGCCGCAGCGCGCGCCTCAGCGACTGCCCGGCTCGACGACGCCGAGGCCGCCGGCATGGAGGCGCAACAGATCGCCGCGCTCAAGGGTGACCTCGACGCCGGCATCGAGGCGCGCCTGCGCGAGATCGAGACGATGCGCGAGGAGATGCGCCATCGTCAGATGCTCAACGACATCAACAACAACGTCACCGACACCACCCGCAACCTCTCCGACAGCCAGCGCGACCTCGGCAATAGCGCCAAGGATGCAAGCGACGGTGTGCAGCGGGTCGTCGGGTCGAGCAACGACCTCAACATCGCCTTTCTGAACAGTCGCGAGCAGATCCGCAACGCCATTGCTGATCTGCGCGGCTACTCCTCGGCGGCGGCTGATGCCGTCGAGGAGATCGTCAGCGGCCTCGATCGCTGGGACAACAAGATCCGTGCGATCCAGGCGCTGGAGGCGAGCGACTTCGTCGGCGACGGCGCGGTGGACGAGGCCTCGGCGCGCATCGCCCAGCTCGAGGCCGAGCTGGAAGCGACCGGCGCCACGGCTGATGCGCTTGCCGAGCGCGTCGACATGGCCTTCAACGTGCTGCGCGACACCGATGCCGTGGTGCTCGCGATCACCCAGCTCAAGCAGGAGGTCATCGAGGCCGAGATCGCCGCCGAACGTCTGGCGCAGCGCGGCGAGCGGCTGCAGACCGAGTTCGGCAAGCTCGGCGAGGCGCTCGACGCCGGCTCGATCGGCCTGAGCGAGTATGCCGATAAGCTCGACCGCCTGATCGATGCCAACTACCGCCTCGGCGAGGAGGAGCTGGAGCCGTTGCGCGCGGCGCTCGACGATGCGCGGCGCAAGATGGCCGACTTCACCGAGTCAGCCCAAGCCGGGCTGCGCGACCTGCAGGCCGAGTGGGCCGAGCTCAACGGCCAGCAACTCCAGGCGCTGCTCCTCGAGCAGGAGGCGCAACGCCTCGAGATCGAGATGGCGCTCGCCGAGGCCAAGCGCGACGGCAACACCGAGGCGATCCGCGCGCTCGAGGACCAGCTCGAGGTGCTCGAGCAGATCCAGGCCGTCGAGCGCGAGCGCGCCGCCGAGGCCGAGGCCCAGGCCGCGATCGAGGCGGCGGAGGCCGAGGCCGAGGAGGCCGCGCGGCGCGCCGCGCTGAGCGATGCCGATCGCGCCCATGAAGACAGCATCGCCACGCTCGAGGCGCGGCTGCTCGAGGCGGTGCGCGCCCAGGACCAGGCGCTCGAGGACGCCCTGGCCGCGCAGATCGCCGCCGAGCGACAGCGCCACGAGGAGACCCTGGCCAACCTCGAGGCCGAGTCCGCGGCGCGCGCGAGCACCGATGCGGCGAGCACCGTCGGCACGACCTCGGGTGCGACGGGGAGCACTGGCACGGCGAGCGCGAGCCGCACGATCGACGTGCGTCTGAGCGTCAACGGCGCATCCGGCGGCACCGTCAGCGTCGCCGACGCGGCCAGCGCCGACACCCTCGAGGCCTTCCTCGCGTCACTCGAAACCGCCGCCGCCGTGGCGGCCTGAGACCCTACCGATGCCCATCCAGGAAGCAAACATCGTCTTCGTCGAGAGCCAGGTGATGGACGACGTCCCCGAGGGCGGCGGCGCCGCCACCGGGCGCGAGATCGTCGACGGCGCGCTCAACAACGTCTTCGAGGATATCTCTGACCTCGACCGCGCCTACGGCCGCTTCAACCTGAGGAAGCTCGCGCTGGCGGTGCGCAGCCTCGACACCAGCCTCTACGGCGGCGCCAAGCTCGCCCTCACCGCGCTGCCGCGCGACCCCGCCGTCGGCTACACCCTGTTTCGCACCGCCGACCCCTTCGATACCCGCGCCCAGGCCGCCGACCGCGTCCAGGCCTATCTCTACAAGGGGCCGATGTGGCCGGGCGTGCTCTTCGACGACCACATCGCCGGGATGCGCGCCATCCGCATCATCCAGCGCGCCGGCGCCGCGCTACCGCCGATCGGAAAGACCCTGGTGCTGATCCACCACGAGGGCGCGGCCGATGCCGTCGAGCAGTACGTGCGCGTGATCGACGTCGAGACCGTCGAGACCACCTTCACCGACGCCAACGGCGACTACACCCGCTGGGTCGTCACCCTGACCCTCAAGGACGCGCTGCGCCACGACTTCGCCGGCCACACCCCGCGCCGCGACGACCTCTACGACTACGACCAGGGCGCGCGGCTGCGCGACACCACGGTGGCCGACGCCGCGCGCTACAGCGGCGCCCAGCCGCTGGCCGAGCCCGCCCAGTCGGGCGACCTGCGGGTGCGCGCGGCGAGCCTCTACAGCCAGCTCGTCCCGGCCAGCCAGACCGAGACGCCGCTGCCCGATCAGCGTCTGGCCGACTCGCTGACCCTGCACGTCGATGCCGGCGGCGGTCACGCGGTCGAGGTCGCGCAACCGGCGCACACCCGCTCGCGCCCGGTCACCGCCGAGAACCGCCGCCTCAACTGGATCGAGACCCTGTCGCCGCCGCCGGCGCCGGGCACGCTGCGCGTCGCCTTCATGGCCCAAGGGGTGTGGTACGAGCTGGCCGAGGACGGCGCCGGCACCCTCGGCGGCACCGATCCCAGCCTCGGCGCCGGCACCTATACCGCCGCCACCGCCACCGCGGCGGTCACCCTGGGGGCGCTGCCCGATGCCGGCTCGCAGCTGATCTGGACCTGGGCGAGCCCGGTGCACTACAGCATCCGCGCCGGGGCCAGTGCGACGGTCGATCCCCGGGGCGCGTTGCTCGAACGCCAACTGCCCGAGGCCGAGCGGCCCTATGTCCCCGGCTCGCTGCGCGTCGACTATGTGCGCGCCGCCACCCCCCTCACCCTGAGCGCCGCCCCCGACGGCAGCATCACCGGTGCCGGCGTCAGCGGCAGCATCGATCGCGCCGGGCGGCTGCGGCTGTTCTTCACCGAGCTGCCCGACCCCGAGACCGAACTCACCCTGCGCTGGGACCATCAGCTCCCCGAGGACGCCCAGCTCGACCCGGTGCAGCTCGAGCGGAGCGCGCCGGTCACCGCCGCCCAGACCTTCGACTTCGGCCAGGCGCTCACCCCGGGCGGGGTGTCGCTGGTGGTGCCCTTCATCGCCCCGGATGCCACCACCGTGGTCGAGATCACCCTCTACGACGACGGCGCCGGCGCGCTGGTCTCGGGCGATGCGACCCTGGTCGGCGACCCGCCGACGGCGGTCAGCGGCCAGACCCTCGGTAGCGTCGACTATGCCACCGGCCTGTGCACCATCGACGGCACCCTCGCGGTGCCGGAACAGGTCTATGTCACGACCACCTCGGAGGGGTGAGACATGCGCATGACCGAGATTCGCACCGGCGGCACTCCGACCTGCGGCAGCGATGAGCGCTACTACCCCGGCATCGGCTGTCTGGGGCCGAGCGATTACGAGTTGCCCGCCACGCCCACCACCGGCGAGTGGGTCACCCAGCAGGCCATCTACACCCCGGCCCTCGGCCAGCCGATCCGCGGCACCGCCGTGCTCACCGGGGCGGCGACCACCGACGCTGCGAGCGCGACCCTGACCCTCACCGACGGCGTGCTCGGGGTCGATCTCACCCGCTCGCTGTCGGCGCCGATCGTGCCCGGTTCGGTGCGGCTGCGTCTCGGCGGCTGGCTCTATCGCGACCGCGGCGACGGCAAGCTTTACGACGACGCCGGCGCGGCGATCGCCGACCTCGACTATGCCGCCGGCCGGGTCGCGCTGCGCCGCTGGCCGGGCGGGGCGAGCGTGCCGCCCACGGTCGAGAGCTGCCTCACCAGCTACGGCCAGTGGGGGCAGATCGCCGCGAGCTTCCGCACCGCGACCGCGCCCTTGAAGCCCGAGGCGCTGCAGGTGATCGCCACCACCCTTGACGGCACCCAGCTGATCGCCACCGCGGATGCCGACGGGCGCATCCAGGGCGCGGGCATGGAAGGGCAGGTCGACTATGCCGTCGGCGTCGCCGCCGTCCACTTCGGCACCCGCGATGCCGAGGACGTCTGGCAGCCGCTGGCGGTCGACCCCACCACCCTGCGCTACAACGCCGTCGCCTACAGCTACCTGCCGCTGGACGCCGACATCCTCGGCATCGACGGCACCCGGCTGCCCGCCGATGGCCGGGTGCCGATCTACCGCCCTGGCGATCTGGTGATGATCCTCCACGCCGCCGAGACCGCCCTCAGCCCCAGCGCCGGGGTCGCCGCCGCGCTCGGTCGCACCCGGCTCGCCTGGGTGCGGGTGACCGACGCCACGGGCGCGGTGGTCAGCGGTGAGCGCTACCAGCTCGACCGCGCCTCCGGGCAGATCATGTTCCCCGACCTCGACGGCCTCACCCTGCCGCTCACCGTGCGCCACACCGTCGGCGACCTGCGCCAGGTCACCGACGCCCAGATCAGCGGCTGGCTCGCGCTCTCGCGCCCGCTCACCCACGACTACCCGGCCGGGGAGACCATCGTCGCCGGCTGCCTGATCATCGGCGATCGCCGCGCCCGGGTCTCGGCGACCTGGGATCAGGCGAGCTGGAGCGGGGCGTGGGCCGACGCCCCCAGCGGCAGCGCCGCCACCGCCACCCTCAACCTGATCGACCACCCCATCCAGGTCACCAACGAGGGCTGCGACACCGACCGCTGGGTGCTGCGCTGCGCCAACGCGGCCAGCGACCAATGGGAGTTGATCTCGGAAAACCGCGGGCTCGTCTGGCAGGGCGTCTACGTCCCCGGCGGCGAAGACATCGCGCCGATCAACCCGCGCACCCGGATCGACCTCGGCGGCGGCGCCTACAGCACCGGCGCCCCCTACATGACGATCCCCGCCGCGGCCAACGGCGGCGGCTGGAGCACCGGCAACGTGGTGCGCATCGACACCGTCGGCGCCATCGCCGAGTTCTGGGTCGCGCGCTCGATCCAGCAATCCGACGAGCCCGCCGACCCCGCCGCCGCCGATGGCTGCGAGATCCATGCGCTCGGCAACATCGACCGACCCTGAGGACATCATGGAGCTATCGCCCAGCCATCTCGCAACCCGCGAGGCCGCCTGCCGGCTCCCGGCCCTGCACGCCTCGCTCGCGCTGCTCGTCGAGTCTTCGCAACGCGCCACCCTCGGGCTCTATGGCGACCCGCCGCCGGCCAGCCCGGGAGACCCGCCCGCCGAGCCGCCGGTGGTCGTCCTGACCTTGACCGCCGCCGCCGGCCAAGTCGACGAAGGTGCCCATTGGATCGTCCTTGATGTCCCGCTCGAGGGGCAGATCGACGGCGCAGACCCCGCCGTCGGAACCTCCGTCACCTGGGCGCGGATCACCGATGGGGCAGGGCAATGGTGGGCCGATGCCACGGTTTCGGACGAGGCCGGTGCCGGCGAGATCCGGTTGATCGACACGCTGCTCTACAACGGTGCCTTTTGCCGACTGACCAGCGCGATCCTGGAGGGCTGAGCATGGCGATCGATCCGATGTGGCGCGACGTGGTCTTGCTGCTGCCGTGTTGGGGCGGCGATGGCGCCCAGCAGTTGGTCGACTACTCCGGGGCGAGGTTGCCGGTGTCCCTGCGCGGTGGCGCGATGGTCTCGGTCGATGGCGCGCGCTCCGAGGCCGGCGCACTCTATCTCGATGGCAGTGGTGCCTATGTGACGATCAACGACTTGTCGAGGTGTCTGGCGGGGGTGCCTGCCTTCACCATCGAGGGCTGGTTCTTCCGTGCCTCGGACAATGCCGGGCAGGACGTGCTGTTCGGCTTCCACTCCTCGCTGGGTGCCAACCGCGCGGTGTTCGATGCGAGCAAGTACTTCGGCGACGAGGCCGCCGCGACGACGTCATATCCCTCCGCGATGCCGATCGGCGTCTGGTTCCACTTCGCCGTGGTGCGTCGTCCCTCGGCCTGGCAGGTCTATCTCGATGGCACGCGGATCCTCGACCTGGCGGCCGCACCCAACACCCTTGAGGTGACCGATCGCTTCTCCGTCGGCCAGGAGTGGGACGGGGCCTCGCCCAGTGACTTCTGGCACGGCTATGTCGAGGACCTGCGCGTCACCCTGGGCGTGCGTTACGAGGCGGGCTTCGAGCCGCCGGGGCGGCTGTTGACGCTGACCGACGGCGGATATCGCGCCGAGGCCTATAGCGAGGCGAGCGAGCCGATCAACGGCAGCGCGCGTCGTGGCGACGGCACCCCGGCCGACTCGGTGCTGGTTCGCGACTGGATCAGCCATGAGCCGGTCGCCATCGCCACCCCGGATGCCGCCGGCGATTGGTCGGTGCGTCTGGTGCCGGGGCAGTACGACATCACCTATCTCGCCACCGGGTGCGCCCCGGTCTGTCACGGTCCCTATACCGTTCCCGCATCGGGTTGACGGGGGCGGTCGTGGTCTATGCGCCGCCCGCCCCCGGCCAACTGGTCACCCTGTTCGCGGGGTATGAGCCACCGGCGCTCGATGACCGGGTGTGGCTGTGCGCCGATGGGGACGTGGTGCGCGCCACGCTACGGGCCGTGGTGCCGGCGTCGGCACGTCCGAGGTTGGAGATGGTCGCGCGCGGCGCCCGGGATCGCTCCTGGCTGCGCGTGTTACTGCCGGCGTCGGCGCCGAGTCTGCGGCTGCGAGCGCGCGAGCGCTCGATCCCGATCCGTGTCACTGCCACGCTACCGCCCCCCGCGCCGAGCCTCGGGCTCGCCGCCCGGGTCGCTACGGTCCAGCGGGCGCGTCTCGCCAGTGTGCTGCCGTCGCCGGCGGGTTCGTTCGGGCTCGGCGGTCGCGCCACATTGGCGCGGGACCAGGCCCTCCCCGCCGCCACCGGACCCAGCGCCGAGGCCCCGGCGCGTGACCAGCGCGCCACCGCCCGCGGTTGGCGGCTCATCGGCACCGAGATGCGCGCGACCCGCCACGCGGCAGCGCTCGGCCACCGGCAGGCGCGGGCGCGTCCGGGGCCGGCGCTCGGGCTGCGCCACAGCGAGACCCGACGGCTGCGCCGGGTCGCCCAGGTCCCGCATGCCGAGGCGCGCCCGATCCGCGCCGCGCGCACCGCGCCCCATGCCGACACCCGTCGGCTGCGGCGGGCGACCCGGGCTCCGCACACCGAGGCCGCCCCGATCCAGGCCGCCGCCAGGGCAGGGCACCGCGATCGAGAGCGCACCCGCGACCGGCTGCGTCTCGATCAACAGGAGGCGCGACCGATCGGTCTCCGGATCGATGCCGGGCACCACGTCGCGCAGCCCGTCGAGACCGCGCTCGGCACCCCACACACCGAGGCGATGTGGCCGCTCCCAGGGCGCTGGACGCCGTGCTACATGCCGGCGGTACTGCTGCGCACCCGGGTGTCCTGTGGCGCGACCCCGTCGCTCGGCACTGATGTCGAGCTACCCGGCTGCTGCGACGGGCGACCGCGCCCACCCTGGGTGCCCGAGCCGCCGACCGCAACCCGCATCGTCCCCATCCGGAGGCTCTATATCGTGAGGAACACCGTCACCCTGACCCTGCTCGACGGCACCGAGATCCCCGCCGAGTCGCTGCGCCTCGCGCTCGAGGCCGACGCCTGGGCGTGGAGCTGGTCGGCGCGGGTGCCGGGCGCGGCGCTCGCGCGGCTCCAGGCCGAGCCCGAGGCGCCCGCCGTCGAGCTGATCGCCACCATCAACGCCCACCCGATCCGGCTGCGCCTCGACAGCATCGCCCGCGCGCGGAGCTTCGGCTCCAACTGGCTCGACCTCGGCGGCCGTGGCCGCGCCGCCGTGCTCGGCGCACCAACCGCCGCGCCGCGCGCGCGCACCAACACCGAGTCGCGCAGCGCCCGCCAACTGCTCGACGCGGCACTCACCGACAACGGCGTGCCGATCGGCTGGACGCTCGACTGGCAACTGGAGGACTGGACCGTCCCGGCCGGCGCCTGGAGCCACACCGGCACCTTCATCGAGGCCGCCGCGCGCATCGCCGAGGCCGGCGGCGGCTATGTCCAGGGTCACGACACCGAGCCGGTGCTGCGCCTGCTGCCCTGGTATCCGCGCCCGCCCTGGGCCTGGGCCGAGACCACCCCCGACATCGCGCTGCCCGAGGACGCCTGTCACACCGAGCGCATCGAGTGGATCGCGCGCCCGGACTACGACGCGGTGTGGATCAGCGGCGGCGAGGGCGGTCGGCGCGACCGCGTGCGCCGCGCCGGACGCGCCGGCGACACCCAGGCCCCGACCTGCGTCGACGCGCTCGCCACCGATGTCGTCATGACCCGCCAGCGCGGCCTGCGCCTGCTCGCCGACACCGGCCGCCAGGCCCACATCACCCTGCGCGCCCCGGTCCACCCCGAGACCGGCATCATCCACCCCGGCCAGCTCATCCGCTACACCGAGGGCGGCACCACCCGCCTCGGGCTCTCGCGCGCGGTCGAGCTCGACTGCCGCCTGCCCGAGGTGTGGCAATCCATCCGCATCGAGAGCCACCCGACATGAACACCTGGAACGCCTACCGCCGCCTGCTCCAACTCCTCCCCGAGCCGCCCACCGACGTCGGCACCATCACCGCCACCAGCAGCGACGGCTGCACCGTCACCCTGCTCAGCGGCGAGCAGACCCAGGTACGGGGGCGCGGCAGCATCGGCGATCCGGTCTACATCAGAGACGGGGTGATCCAGGGGCCGGCGCCGGTGTTGCAGACGGTGGAGATTGAGGTGTAG